GTATCGGCCCTGCTGCCATTCCAACGTTCCTACTTGCTGCTAGTGTTGAATAGGCATCCCGAACCCAGTGCAAGGTATCGGGTAGGGTTGGCATTCGCTCCACAAACGCAGGTAAGTCATCACCCTGCTTGTGTATCTTTAGAATCTGTGGAAGGTAGTGGCCCCACTCGCACTGCCACTCCATCCACGCCGTTAGTTTTTTGCGTCTGCCTCAACCGCCTCGTCACGGTAAAGTTTTTGCTGCCCCGCCAAGTCCTCTACTAATGCACGAAAGTCCTTGAGCGTAGGGTCAAGCAGTAGCTGCTTAGCCTTTGCTTGGCTGTACTTAACAGCCTTGCCTTCAAACTCTATGCCTTTCCAGTTAAGCAAAATGCCATAGCTATAAGCCTCGGCCAGTAAATCCTCTGCCTTATCATCGGCCAAGGTGCCCATCTGTACCTGTCGCTCGTATGGCTTAAGTAATGCCGCTAATTTCTTTGCGTATTTCCTATTGTTCATGCGACCAATAAGTAAGCTTGCACCTTCACCAATGTCCACCCACACGCCATCTTCCTGTGCTTGCGGGTTAGTACGCAGTTGTCCTAAATCCATAATCGCCCCTCCTATTTAGGGTTATCTTGATATTTTAAGTGTGCAGTTGTTAACGCTGTCGTACTTAGCTGTAAACTCAACCTCAGCCATTACGTCACTGTTAGCGCCGCCGGCTGTTACGTTGGCAGCGGTGTATTCAACCTTCGGTATAAGTACCGTGTAATCGTTAGTGCCATCACTCAATGAAAACTCGATGCTGCTATCGGTACCGTTAACAAACTTGTCGAAAACACCTTGGTTCTGGAAGTAAACTGACATGCTGCCGCTTACGTTAAACTGGCCAAACCCAATGCGGGTAGGCTCAAGGCTTGCTATTGCTTGGTTGGCACGCAGGTTGTTTTCTACATTTAGGCTTAGGCTCATTACCTTGTCGCTATAGCTGCTGCCACCTTCTTTAAGCACGGTAACGTTGTTTACTGCGTTAAAAACGCTGTTATTGTTCGCTGCTTGAGGGGTGCCAGTGCTTGCGCTGCTAGTGCTAGTGGTAATGCCCTTGCCAATAAAGGCAAAGCTACCAGTAACCATTTCACCTGCCCCCATATCAAGGGACATGCTTGAAACGCGCAAACCTTTAAAGGTGTGGAACTTGCCTAGACCTTCAAAATTCTTTTCTACGCTGTAGCTCTTTAGGGTTGTGCCGTTCTTTAGTACGTCACTTGCCCAATCCGACATCATTAACCCTTCTAACAGGGTGTCAAAGCTGCCGTAGCTAAGTTCAAATTGCACATCACCGCTTGTACTGGCTTGCGTACGTACAACGTCACTTACGTTTCGGTCGCTGCGTATCTGGCTGCTGCTTGCAGTTTCAACGTTGTATACCAAGCTTTCACCGGTATACCGCAGTTCTTGAAAGGCACCGCTTGCAGGGGTTGTACCCCATGTGGCTTCTTCCAGAACATACAGGGAAACTCTATTTGTATCAGTCATCTTTTAGCTCCTTTAAGCATCAAAAAATGGCATCCCTGTAGTATGGAATGCGGATAGCTAGGGTGTATTGGCCGTCTGTAATGCCAAGTTGATTTATTGATGGTGTCCTGCAAACAATGTCGCCACTGCTGCCATGGGAAAAGGTTGCGCCCCTAAAGTAGCCTGCAATGGTGTCTGCATAACCACGGGCGGTGCTGCTGCCTTGGTGTGCCGGTACCACTACCCTTACTTGGATAACACCTACAAAGCGGTGGCGTGCGTTGCTAGCAATGTCCTGCTGCTGCCCGTCACCCGTTAGCAAATCAAGTGCTACGTAGGAACCATCGTTTGGCGCGCTAAAAGGCACGTTTTCAAAAGCAATAGGCGTAGTTGTCCACCGGTCATTCAACCGCTTTTCAATTGCAATCCGCTCATCTGAAAAACTCATACCTTACCCCACAGTCAATAGTGCCATCGGCGCTATTACCATCAGTACCTATAATATATCGGCAAAAACAAACCGTCACCAACAATTTATGGTGGTTAAGGGCTTATTTGTGCGGTTTTTGGTGGGGTGTAGCCTTAAGTGGCCTATGCGTTAGCCCATTTCGCCCAACGTACGCAACTCAGCCATAACCTCAGCGAGTGCAAGGGCTGCCATACCTTTAGGGGCTTGGCTGCTGTGGCCATACTCAAGCGGTACAATGTATGGAAGGTTGTTGCTTATGTAGATCACCTTTTCACCAGATAGCGCGCCAACCGGCGTGGCGGGTGGTACGCCATATGACCCTTCTGGCTTAACGCTGCCATCAACTTTTTCCTCGCTTACATTCCAACTTGCGCGGGCGCGGCCAGTATCTACCGGCGTTTTTTCAACAGCCTTTTGTTCTATTTTAAGGGCTGCTAGTCGCACAACATCCTTAACCTCGGCATCTATGTTAGCTGCTGCTTTTTCAAGTGCCTTGCGGAACTGCGCTGCATTAGTCTTAAATTCAACGCCAAGCGCCTGCCCCTTACTATCCTTGCCACGTAACGCGCTACCACCTGCCGCACGCAGCAATGCCCCGCCTAATGCTTGTATAGCCATTAGCTGCCGGCCCTATGCGCTACAACGGTGTATGTGGCTGCTTGCTCACCACTGTATTGGGTGTTTACTTCCACTGCACGGTAACGTTTCTTATCCAGTACTAACGACATACCTTCCGTTGGCTCAAAGTTTAAACTGGCCGCTGCAATAGTAAACCGCTTCTCCAGTATGCTTTCCCCTGTAGACGGGTGCCTGCGGCTGCTGCTTTTAACAATAGCGCGCACATCGTTTTTACCAGTGCTGTTAGAAACCTCACCGGTAGTAACGTCATAGCTGCCGCCCTTTAGCTGTTCAAAAGTAACTAAAGCGCCAAACTGGCTAATAAGGTTGGCCGCAACGGGCCTAATAGATTTGTCTAGTGCTGTTGGCATGCTTGCCTCTAATGTAGTGCTAATGGCACTACCTATATTACGGACAAACTAGCCAGTGGTCATCAACAATCTGCTAGATCGTCCAATGCAACTGCGGTAAGGGTGATAAGGGTAAAACCAATGATATATAACACTGCTGCCTCTGTAGTGGGTGGGTGAGGCGGCATTTTATACGCAATAAGATATGTACAGAAATGCTATTAACCTATACAGGTTATGTCGAAATGGTTATAGCCTGTACCTATGCGGAAAACAGGCTTACAACCCAAGCGGTAACAGGTGCGGGAAAGTGATCTGGCATGAAAACAAAAAGGAATAGGTTAATAACAACTATCTTAATAAGCACCGCAGTACAAACAAGCTTGGCTATAATTAACGGCGTTGCCTTAAGCCTGCCTTGCAGGATACGTACAACTGGAAAATCCCACTTACCTTCTTTTATAAACATTGCGCGCAGCCTATTCTACCGTGGAAATATCTATCTGATTTTCTGTGGTTTCACTCCGGCCTACCACTGCTTGTGCAGCCTGCGGTAGTTCGACTGTCGCCGACACAGAGCTTGTTTGCACCCCTAAGTTTGCGTTGTCACGGTTAACCAAATACCGGTGCATCGAACTTTCGCTATTAATCGTGTGCCCCGTAAAGCCATGTATCCCATTACTTGCAAAAAAGGCGTTGCGTGCCTCGATGGCTTGGGGGGATCCATGCAACCAACTTTTGCTACCGTCAACAGGGCCAAACAATGCAAACGGCGCAAAAAACTTGTCGCCTATCATGTGCCCGCCAAGCATACCTACCAACTGGTCATCTGCGCGTATGCACAAAACAAACTCGCCGCTGCGCTCTAACATGCAGTTTTCGAAATGGTGGCGTATTACAGCTTTTTTCTGTTCATCTGTAACGGCACTAGGCCAAAACTCCCACGGATACCCGTCCATAATTCCATCGTATGAACTTGCCCATATCGCATCAAACTCAGCATCGTCTATGGTAGTTTCTTTAGCAAAAACAAAATTTGTCATATTTAGGCTCCCTAAGCAGGCGACCAATCAGCCCATGGCGTAACTATAATATCTTTGGGCGTAATGGCATTCAGTTTGGCTGTAGCGCTTAAGCTAATAACAGCGGGCGGGGTTACTTGTTGGTTCAGCAAAGTTTTAGCTTCGTCAAGGCGATCTTTCC